AACTTGCTGTCTTTGATTCGCATCCAAACTCTTAGCCTTACTCAAAGCACCAAGAATATTGCTAGTTGTTGCAAAATCTAAGTCAAACGACATCTTTGATAAGACATCATCATATTTTTTAGATACTTCATCAGAAGCATAAGCGATGGCATCTCTGCCAACAACATCAGCAGGTAACTTATCATTAACCTTCTGAAGAGCTTTGTTGATTACACCTTTGTTAAAATCAAACAGTACTCTCTGTCTTGCATTCTCAATACTTGATCCAATTAGCGGTAAGTTCTGAGCGAACTCTTCGATTGTCTTAAATTGACCACCAAGAGTTTGACCTGTTGTTGGAGTAATTCCAAGATCACGCATGGTTTGCTCTGCTTTAGAGACTAACGGGTTAAGTACTCGACCCGCACCAGCAACAACCTTTTCACCAATAGGGCCAGTAACTGCACCTAAAGCAACTTGCTCAGTCTTCTGTTCACCAAAAGTACCTTCTCCAACAGCAGGTTGCATAGCACCACTAACAGCACCACCCGCTGCCGCTTGTCCAACAGTAGATACACCTCTTGCCCTTGCTAATTGAGCAACTCTTGCCGCAGGAAGTAAACTCGCAGGGTTTAGGATGTTTCCACCCAATCGTGCCACATCAAAGCCAGAACCACCTTGAGCCTCACGTTGAGCTTGATATGCTTGCTCTTCAGCTTTAGCCATCTCATCAAGACGCTTTGCCTCTTCAGAGAAGTATTGACTGACAGGATTAGGCGTAGTGCCACCTAAACTAGTAATACCCGACAAAGCACGAGGAAGCAACTGAGCCGCACCAGTGATTGGGTCTTTTAAGCCCATCAAGAATCCAGATGAAGGAGGAGCAACTGGTGGTTGAGCAGGTTGTGGTTGCAAAGAACTTTTAATTCTTGCAAGTGCCGCATCCTCAGTCAAGCCATCAGGCAACTCATAAGACACACCCTTGTATTCATAAATGGTAGGCATGATTACTTATCCTTCAATTTGATGGGATTTTGAGGAGAACCAAGAGGTGCATTTATTGGTGTTGTTGATAAAGGCTCATTCTTACCAGCAGAACTTGCTTGTTTCTGAAGTCGCTCAATGTTGTTCCTTGTTTTTCTCTCAGCACTCTCTAAAACACGCAACATTGCTTTTGGCTCCATCCTTAAATCGCCAGCAACAACTTTTTGTAGATATTTCAACTCTTCATTAGAGTCGTTACCGCCAAACTGTTGCAATCTAGGAATAACAATTTCACCAATGTTTGCCATGAATACTTCAGTGTTTTCAACCTTTTGTGGGCTTCCAATACCAGTAAACTTAGCAACAAATTGCTTTTCAGGGCCATACGCACCAGCATAGATGCCTTGATTGACAATTTTGATAGCATCATCAAATGCAGTCTTCAAAGAGAACTGGCTTTCAATGTTGGCAAGATTAGTTCCAATTATTTTTGATGCCGCTTCAGATGCTTTACCAGTATCAACATTGATGCCACCAATAGTGACATTGCCTGTGCCTTTACCAGCACCTTCAACCTTCTTAGTTGCGTATTCAAGCATACGCTTTTGGAAAGGTTCACTGCCTGGTGTTAAACCTGCATCTATCAATGTTTTTGCAAACTCTGAGTATTTCTGTGCTTCTGGGCCTTTATAGATTTCCTCACCAGTAATGGCATTTACTAAGGCATTTCCAACAACAACAGTCTTAGGTGCTTTCTCAACTTGTTGTTGAACAGCCTCAAGTCTTCTAGTTGTTAGGTTTATTTGAGCATCACGTTCTGGAGATTGTGGCTGTTGAGTTAACAAATCCAACTGAGTGTTTAATTCTGCAATTCTGTCGGAAATCAAAAGTTTTTCTGGCGTTGCTTGTTGACGCTCACGATTAGCCGCAGCTTTACGCTGTGCCGCCAATGCGCTTTCGCTCTCTGCCTTACGATATACATCCGCAAGCATCATTGCGCCTTGTCCATCACCAGCCTGTTGCAACATCTCCACACCTTTAGCAATAGATGCAGGATCAGCATAGTTAATCTGTCCTGAAATCTGTTGACGCATGGTAATACGGGCTAGTTCAGGGTCTTCACCACCTAAACCACGACCAATAGCGCCACCAAGCATATTAGCGCCACGACCAATGGCAAAGTTTGCTTGTTCAAAAGGTGAGAGTTTTGCGTACTGTAACGCTTGTTGATCAGCCCTAGCCTGTTGGCTTTGTTGATACATTTCGGGTGTTACACCGAATAAGGATTGGACTATTTCTGCCATGATTTATTCCTTAAAAGTAGCTGCCAAAGTCTTGATTGCCATAAGCAAAACCAGTTCCAAAGCCTGAACCGCCCATTCCTGTCTGTGAGAATGCCCCTTGTGCTCGATTACCTAATGATCTCATAAGGGCAGGATTCTGTGAAATACCTGTCAAAGCAGTTGCAAACGGGTTATAGGCATTAGCCGCAAACATTGAATTAGCCGCATTCATACCACCTTGTGCCAAAGCATTAGCACCTGTTGGATTAGCATTTCGACCACCCAAAGCCGCACCCATCTCCAAAGGCTGTTGTCCAAGATTCTCTAAACCAGTAGCACCCTGTAAATAGGCTTGGTAAGGCGTAAGAGCCGCTGCTTGACCTTGATAACCTTGGTTTAACAAGTTGCCACCAGTGCCAAACAAACCAGCACCAAAGGCTACTTGTTGTTGTCCAGCTTGCATTGCTTGAGCCGCTAAACCTGCATCTTGTTGAGCAATAGCGTTGTAGTAGGCTTCCATCTCAGGATTAGCCGCACCAAGACCTGCCGCACCACTTGGACGCTCACCAGTAGCTCCTACTGCCAAACCACCACGACCTGTTTGGAATAGTTGGTTTTGTAGTTGAGCCATCTGTCTTTCACGACTAGGCGCTAACAGATTCTGTTGACCAGCCATGTACTGCTGTGCCGCCTCTTGTGGAGACTGAGCAAGATACTGTTGACCAAGACCAAACAAACCTTGTGCCGCACCTTGTAGTGGAGCAAACTGTGCTTGAGCGCCCTCTGCTTGAGTTAAACCTTGACCTGCTAGACCTAAGAAGCGGTCTTGCATGGCTCTCATTTCAGGACTTAACGTATAGCCAGCACCTGTAACACGACCTGTAGTAGGATCAGTCGTAAACTGAGATGAACCAAAACGTGTGGTTACACCAACAGGACGAAATCTAGCTTCTTCAGCGGCTAATCTTGCCGCCTCTCTTTGTGCATCAGCTTGTGTCTGTGCGGCTCGTCTAGCAGAACGACCACCCAATAAACCACCCAACAAAGAAGCGCCACCACCAATTAAGGCTGCTGAAATAGGCATATCAAACTCCAATCAAAATATTGTCCACTTTTGACGGGTCTTTCTCGTCAGTGGCATGAATACAAAACCAAACACAATCTGTCAAAGCCTTAACACCATGTGTTAAACCAGCCTTAATCTCAACACACGCTGGCGCTTCAATAACTTCTACTTCATCACCCTTCATCACCGCAACCTTACCTTTAGCTAAGATAGACAAATGGCTAAAGTCATGGGTATGCTTCAGAATGGCTGTACCCGCCTCAAATGAGGCTTCCTTGGCATACAAACCATCGCTAAAGTGGTGTGAAATCATGCTGTACGCTTCCACATATAAACAACGATATAGGGTTGCATATTGGCGTTTGTGCCAGAAGAACCTTCTGTTGAATTGGTGGTTGCAACAGTAACACCAGTAGATGCGTTTGCAGTATTAGTAACGACACTTATGTTAGCGCCAGTACCACCATAGGCATAAGAGCCAGAGCCTGTTTCTGTAAGGAAATTTCCAGAAGATGCTGCGTGTTGGTGTTGCGGGTCAGTAACTGTTGAAGTAGCTGTGTGGGTGTGACTAACAACGATGGCATTTTTACTACCACCTGTTTGTTCAGCAGTAGCAAGTCCAGCATCACTGGCATCAATGCCAACCATGACACGACCTGTACCAAAGGCTGTCCAAGTACCAAAGCCTAATAAAGTAGCAGGGTTAGTAGAAACAACGGCAGTATAAATAGTGCCAACAGGATAAACAGCCGCCAAAGAAGCTGTTACTGCCGCTGTAACAAAAGCAGTAGTCGCCAATTGAGTAGTGTTTGTTCCACTAGATGCTGTAGGCGCTGCTGGTGTACCAGTAAATGTAGGAGATGCTAAATCAGCCTTAGTCGCAATAGCAACAGCAATGTTGACATACTCAGTGTTGATCTCAGTACCCTTGACGATCTTTAATGGATCACCAGAAGGAAGTGAATCTTTAGTAGCAAAGTTAGTGGATTGTGTATAGTTACTCACGACATTTTCCCATCTTTAGATTGAATTTCAATTCTCTGCATAGAAAGCGCAGTACCATTGATATTTGTTTCGTAGCCAGTTTGAACAATTTTACCGCTACCACTTGCCTGTACAACCAAGGTCTGTATAGCAACACCATCAGAGTATTGAGCAATGTTGTACTCACCAATACCATACTCAGACGTTCCTTGAGAAGGAATCAAAGCGTTAGCAGACAAGTAATTTGTACTAAAGTCGAATCCCCACTTAATCGTGACAAACTGGTTTGACCCACCAATCACAACTATTTTTAAACGCTTTAACAATGAAGTGACATTGGCATTTCCAAGGTCAGCATGATTGGTGTAGTACTGCATCCTGTAATTAGAAGTATGGTCTTGATAAGTGCTGTACTTACCAATATAACCATTCTTGCCAATCAGAACATCACCATTTCTGCGAGATAACAAAGCAGTTGGCTCTATGGAATTCCAAACAGTAACCCTGAAAGAACCATCTTGTAATTGACCTCTTGTGTCAAAGCAATAAACCTCTTTAACAGTAGGCACAGTCAACAAGTAAAAGGCTTCTGTTTCAGAGTAAACAGTCTTGATATTGGCAGCAGTCTCACTACCAACGATAGCCATAAAGTCACTGCGAATGTTTTTAGACAAGTCTCCAATCGGAGCAGACTTCTCAATGATCGTTCTAGCAAATGATCTAACACCAGAGTTGGATAAGAACAAAACATCCTTACCAGTACTCTGAATAGAGTCCCTAGCAATACATCCAATACCGCCAACAGTGTCAGACAAAGTAATTGTTGCAGGTGAAGTCGCATTGGCATACACCAGAATCTGACGTTTACCAAAGATAATCAAGAAGTTGTTATGTGCCGCTAATCCTGTGATCTCATCAGAACCATTAGGCCAAACTCTATCAATGTTCAAACTTCCAGCCGTTCCTGTACTCCAAACATGACCCGCTAAAAGATCAGAGAAAAAGACAGTTACATTGTCTGTAGTTGTATCAGCAGCCCACAAACGTCCAAATGCAGAGATAACAATGTTCGCAGAAGGAACAGTGCCTACATAACCAGTTTTCTCACTAA